CTAGCTTTTTTTGTGCTTTATTTTTCTATTTAAATCAATTATTTTATTATCAGTAGCTAAAGTTTTTATAGTCAAATCATTTACACTTTTTTGTATAGTATCAATTTTTTGATCAATTGTTTCTATTTGAGCTGTATGTTGAGTATAGCCATCAAATAATGCGTTAAGTTTAGGTTCAATAGTATTTTCAATTTTAATATTAGTCTTATTAATTTTATTATCTAGTATATCAACTTTTTCATTAAGTTGAGAAAACCCTTCTTTCATTTCAATATACATTTTTTGCATTAATTCATATACTTCTTTATTTTCCATATAATAGACCCCCTTTTAAGTATGTAGTTACATATTATTTTATCATATTTTGAACATAATCAAAAGTAATTTAATATTATTTATAACTATTGTTTTGGTTATTGTAAAATTTTACATATGAATATATAATAATAAGTAAGTTAGATTTGGTTAACATTTGTATAGTTCATTAGCTTGGGGGGATTTTATGAAGGGTACAAAGCTATTTAGATCATTAATTAAATGTAAAGTATGTGGATGTTCATATATTCATATTAAAGAAAATAGAAAGAGTAAATACATATGTAATAAGTATAAAAAGGGTAATGGCTGTAGTAGAAGAGTAGTAGTAGAAGAAGAGATAGCTTATATAGTTAAGCAATATTGTAATATTAATAAAATTGACTATATTCCTGATAATGATTTTCTTAAAGGGATAATTAAAGTTATTTATATAGATGATAATGGATTCGTGGAAATTATATATAAAGATAATAATAGGTCAATTTGGACTGACACTACCCTACAGTTTTAGGGGTATGGTTCTATTTATATGTAATTTTAAGTGGGGAAGAGGGTTATTTTATCAGTGTAAGCCTTTGTTTATAAGGGATTGAGTGTTTTTTGTTGTTTTTTAAGGGGTATGGTAGATTTAGTATATTTAGTAAGTGTTTTTGTAGGTATTTTACTATTAATATTATAATATTATAGAGTGGTATTTTTGGTAATATGAAGATTAATCTTCATTATTATAAAAACATATATTAAAGGGAGGAAGTTAAATGAAAAAACATTTAAAAGGTTACATAGCAGGGGTGTTATCAGCAATGGTGATTTTAACGACAGTTAATGTTTATGCTGGTAATGCTATTGATGTAGTTTTAAACAACATTAATATTGCTGTTAATGGGACAAAAGTAGCAAGTAAAGGAGAAGATTATACGCTTAGTAATGGTAGCAAAGTGCCATATAGTATAGTGTATAAGGGTACTACTTATTTACCAATGAGAAAGGTTGCTGAACTAGCAGGGAAAGATGTAAGTTGGGACAATAAGACAAAAACAGCTAGCATTAATGACAAAAAAGTTGATTCAACACCAGTGACTAATGTTAATGATAGTGTTCCAGTTAAAAAAGAAGTTGAAGTAATTAGTGGTAACAATTCAAGAACTAATCCTGCTTCTATAGGTACTAAATTAGTACTTGATAATGAAGGTATATTAGAAGGTAAGTTTCAAACTGAGTTAACTTTAACTGAAGTTGTTAGAGGAGATAAAGCTTGGGAAATTTGTAAAAATGAAAACAGATTTAATGATGCACCAGAAGATGGTAAGGAGTATATGTTAGCCAAGTTCAAAGTCAAAGTACTAAAAACTGAAAATGATGCTAAAATAGATATTAATAATGCTTGTTTTGAAGCGGTTAGTAAAGACGGAGCGGTTTATAGTGATTTAGTATTTTTAACTATACCTAATAGTATTAGTACAGAGCTTTATCAAGGATCTGAGTATGAAGGTTATACATATTTCCAAATTAAAAAAGGTGATGCACCATTAATAAGATTTAGAAAAGCGTATAATTCTTATGCATGGTTTAATGCTAATAAGTAGTTAGTTATATGAATTGAGAGCCTTTAATTGGGCTCTCTTTTAGTTAATTCATTACCACTCTCTAATTCAGTTTTTATTTTTTTAAGTATATTTTTCTTATGATTATAGTATAATAATATGATAGTAAAAATTGGTAAAAATAAAATTACGATATACAAAAAATAATTTATTATTTGATTCATAATATACATGTGGTATAATTATAGAAAAGGAGGAGAGAGGTTATTTCCTCTCTCTATGTAGTTTTTTAATTTCTAGCTTTAGTTTTTTGATTTCTAACTTAGTCTTTTGTATGTACAGATACAATTGACGTAAGGTTAGTATTCCGATTGCTAAAGCTAAAAATTTTTCTGTACTTACCACATGTTTACACCTCCTCTCTACATACTAATTACAACATATAACAAAGTTGTAATCAAGTGTTTTACAAAATAATTTATACATATATTATAGATAATAAAAAATTATAATTATTGATTAATATGTTTTAAGTATAACTATAATAATTTGCTAATGATTGTAAGCTGTTGCAGATAATTCTTATACAGTTAGTTTTATTTATTATTTTTGGGGAAGAATTCTTCTAACTTATCAATGATAATACTAGCCATATGTTCTATATCTTTACGAGGGAAGTTAGTTATATTCTCTTTTTCTAATTTTTTAGTAGTAATATTAGTTACAACAACTACTAATTGATCTTTAGATTTATTGCTACTGGCAACAGATAAAATATCCTTTGCAGTATCAATAAGAATTTCTTGAACTTTAGCTTTTTCAGAAGAAGTCACTTTAAAATCTTTTAAATAAGGGTATAGTCTGAAAAGAGTCAGTATTATTAATAGTCCTATTATTATAAGTATTATGTACTCCATAATATCATCCTTTCGTTATTTGAATTGGTATAAAAAAAGCACTCAACATAAGTCGAGTGCTAGAAGAGGTAATAAGTTAGTGTCTATCTCAATCATCTAACCTAATACTTTAACAGTTTTTTCGGCTACTGTTATTTCAACTTCTTTTCTTATAGTGCTTTCATTTCCATCTTCAAGAGTTATAGCAGTTGATGGAACTTCTTCAATGGTTCTTTTTTCTGCTAATACTAAGACTGTATATGCGTTTATTAGTTTTTCTTGTATTATTGTCATTTTATTACCCCCAGTTCTTTTAATAAATTAATTGAGTTTATTTCAAATTCTGATTGTTTAACTTTTTCTTTTATTGGTAATAATTCATCAAGTTTTAGTATTTTTTGTTCTTCAGGTAAAGCAAAACATAAAAAATTACCATTCGATAGATAGAGTTCTTCAATTAGTAATTCATTATTATTTTTAGCTTTTTGAATAAGTGTCAATCTTTCTTCTTCATTAATAAATTCTACAGTTTTAATTTTAATCTTCCTTTCTTAATAATATGTGGAAATAACAGGAGCTCTATCTACAGCTATCTTTAAATATCCAGCGTATGCATATGGAGGAGTCCCTGATTTTGAACTTAGTCTATACAATAATTGAATAGTATCACCTTTATTAACATGGCAATCTTCTGTGAATGTAATATATGAACCACTACTAGTAGTTCTTATGGATTTATATACTGTGCCTATTATTAATCTGGCTTGCGTGGTTCCATATTGTGCTCTGATTTTAAAGCTTATTCTAATATTTCCAGATACTCCACATGTACATTTATTACAGATAGACCATGAAGTATGATCTGTACTGGAGTAAGAGTCATAATAATAGATTATTATATTGCCAGGTTGAAATGTTAACTCATTTATATTTCCATCCGCATCTAAAGTTGCTATACCATTAGATACACCTTTTTGAGACATGGGAATAAAATCTAGATTTTTAATTTGAGTATTTGTATTTGTTAGTTCACTCTTAACATAATCATATCCTGCAACCCCAAACTCTCCACTTTTATTCAAATTATTTGCCATTAAAAATCCTTCGGTCTGTTGTTCTTCAAACCACTCGTCAAATTTCCTCTCAAACTCAGCCGTATCAACATGTATTAATGAATTAATCAATCCACAAACACTACTATCTAATCTCTCATCAGTAATATTACCCACAGCTATTACCGAAGAACCAGCTTCTATTAACACTCTAGCTAAAGATATTTCATGTACTGTGTCATTTCTTGTTAAAGCTGGTGGTGCTGGGGTTTGATTTGGTGTTCCAGCTAATATATGTAATGATATGCTTCTTACGTCTTCGCTTATATCTAGTCTTAATATTACTCTATCAATTCTATTTAATGTGGCATGGGCTGTTTTGTGTGTTAGTGATATAGTTCCGCTATTGTGGTAGAAGTAGCCGTTTATAAATGCTCTACCAGCTTGTACATCTGATTCCATATCGTTGCTTGAATTTATTACTTTTAGGTTTGTGCCACCGTTGTAAATTCCATTAGTTAGAATTCCAGCAAAGTAGTCTGCAAAGAAGTCGGCAGTGTATGTTCTGTCGCCACCTCTGCTGCTAAAAAAACCGCTTTTTTCAGCCATTTGATCACCTCTTTTTAGTTATTTATTTTAGTTATTTTATTTTTTACTATATCCATTAAAGTTGGTATTGAATTACCAAAGGTTACTTGTAATTTGAAGCCTTTGCTTTCATGGATTTCTTTTATTTCTGTTATTCTAGTATTTAGTGTTAGACCCCACTTTTTATTTTGTATAGTAACTATATCTCCTAAATCCCAATCAGTTTCATATACAAATGTATTGTAAGATAATATATCACTTTCAAATGTTTGAACTTTTTTTAGTAGTGCTAAATTTTGTTTGCCTTTTTCTTTTAATTGTTCTGTTGTTGACAAGTCGTTAGCATCAATAAATGTCTCTAATCTATCTATGCCTGTTGAAGTTCCATAGGTAGCTATCTTTCTATTGACTCCTTCTCCTGATCCTCCTACAAAGGCATAGTTTTTATAGTTTAGATCGTTATTAACATATGATTGAGATTTTATATTATCGTATTCTGAACTAAAGATTACAGGAGTATTTAATGATTGAGATGTTGTTAAGTTTTTGCCTTCTACAATATCTATATCAAATACTCCATTATTAAATGTTACTTCAATTCCTACATTTGTATTTACACAGATTTTATTTAATTCTTCTAATAGATTACTATATCTGCTTTGCCAACTTATTGTATTACCTCTGTTTTGATTATCAGTTAAGTTAAATATATTTATTTTTCTATTTGTATCTTTTGGATAAGTTATGCAATTATTAATATAATGTTTGATAACTGTTTCAGAATTTCCAGTTATTAAGTCATATATATTAGAAGAGGTAGGTAATATAATTCGTTGATTGAATATAAAATCTGGAGTGTAACCTAGAATTTTTAAGTTTTCTTCACCGCTATCATTTAAAGTTATTTCAATATGTTTTATAATACCAACTTTGTTATAATCAGTTCCTAACAATATGAAGTTACCTTTTTGTAAGTAATTAGAGTTTTTGATGTTATAGTCTAAGTTTAATTCAAATTCACCGTAGGAATAATATCTTCTAGTAAATTGCAAACTTGAATAATTATCTAATTCTGTCAGTAGTGTTAAGGAACTATTAAATATTCGTATGGGTTTCAATTAATTCACCCCCTAAATACCTATGTAGCGTTGTTTATATGATATTTTTACAGTTGCAAGATCTGCTCCTGTATCAGCATCATAGGTTATTTTATTAGTACCTGTTTGTAAATTAAAAAATGTTGAATTTAAATCAATATGACCGAACTTATTTATTTTGTTACCGTCACTATCAATTAATATAACTTTTTTATTTCCAAAGGCAGTATTAATAATTAAAGATTCTTTTTCACCTACAGTTGTATTTACTTTTATAAATTCATTAGTAGTTGTATTAGTAATTATTGGATTTGTAACTGCGCCGTTAAATATGATTTCAATAGGAGTAGATACATTACCTTTATTCACTATATCATAATACCCATCTGATATATCGCTAAATTCTATTCCTTCAGTTTTTATTTCAAGAGGAAAGTGAAATAGGGGAACTACATCGGCTAATTTTATAGAATTATGAACATCATCTTCCCAAAATGGACTGTTACATAGTAATGAAAAAGTACATTTTTGATAGCCTATCATTCTATTTTTATTTCCACTAGGAAATGTAGGGGGAACATCAATTACATAGTCAATTGTTTTTGTTCCTCTATCATTCTTGTATGTTAGCTTGCCTTTACCAAGCTTTGAGTTTAATATATTACATACTTTAGCTCTAAGATCGTATAATTTTTTCTGATTAGATGCATATATTCCTAAATCTATATCAATACTTCTAGGCTCTAAATATGAATTAATATAAGTGTTACCATCTTGGTATGGTGCTTTTTGAGTTTGGATTTTACTTGAAGCACCTCCAACTCCATCTAATGATTGAAGTATGAAAGGTGCTTTATTATTAAGCACTAATGATTCATTATTACTATTAGTTAAAGTTATTATTTCCATTAATTTAGCACCCCCATTCCATAGCTAGTAATCTTGAAGCTTGTAAAGTTTTTCTTGATATTTCTGAAGGGGTTAGAGGGCTGTTAGCGTTAATAGTTAGATGTTGTTCGATGTTTGTTCCATTATTACTAGAGTTGACATTTAATATTTCACTTTTTAATCCATTTACTAATTTATCAATGTTAAATAAATCAGGTAGTTTGCTTAATGGTGCAACAACTTCATTTTCTGCACCTTCACCAATCATAGCTAGAGTTGGGCTACTGATGATACCACCTTTTGCTAACTTAGGTATTTCTGGTATTTTTGGCATACCTATACTGAATCCTCCAACTTCTCCAACTAATGGAATTTTTACTTTTGGAACTTTTATTTTAATGTTATTCATACTCCTAATGAATTTATTAATTAATCCAATTACTGAGTTGATTGAGCCTGTAATAATACCTAATATACCTTTCCAAATGCCTACCACTGTTTCTTTTAAGCCTTTAAATATATCGGATACGGAGTTAGAAAGAGTTTTAAATACTGATGTAGCTGTATCTTTTATACCATTCCATATGCTACTTAATTCACTAGCTAATTTTGAGAATATTTCTTTCCCAATTTTAAAAATAGTATCAGTAGTTGTTTTGAAAAATCCTGAAATAAAATCCCATACAGTTTTAAATACTTCTTTAACACCGTCCCATAAAGTTGACCAATTTCCAGTAAATAGCCCTATAAATATATCTAGGGCAGAGGAAATTAAGTCTAAAAATGTTTGAAAAGCTAATGATATTAGATCCCAAACACAAGAAAAAGCATCTGTTATTGTAGATCCCCATTCATCCCAAAAAGCTTTTAGTTCATTAAATACAGACATGGCAACGGTTTTTATTTGTTCCCAAATTTCTGATAAAGTAGCTTTAATCTGTTCCCAAGTTGCATTTACTTTATTCTTAAAGTCTTCATTATTTTTATAAAGTAATACAAATACAGCTATTAATGCTGCTATACTAGCAGCAATTATTGCTATAGGACCAAGTAAGGCACTAAAAGCACCACCAGTAGTAGCGGCGCCTCCAGCAGTAGCAGTTAAGCCACCTGATAATGATGCAAATAATCCTGAAATTGTTTGGACACTTTCTGCTAGTAATGCAAATGTCTCTAGTTGAGTTGTAACAAGTTCTAATACTTCAGTAGTTTTTAGTCCATATCCGTCTATATTGGTTGTTGCATCAGTAATGGAAGCTGAAGTATTAGCAAATCCAGCAGTAATAGTTTCAAATGCTGTGGACAAATTTGTTATAGCAGTTGATGTATTATTAATAGTAGTAGCGGCAGAGGAAAAAGAGGTACTTATATTGCCACTAACTGTACTAACTTTGTTAAATGCATCTGATGCAGAGGTACCTGCATTTTGTAGAGATGTTGTAAAGCTACTTCCCATGTTTTTTCCTATGGATGTTATTTTGTCACTAGTTGACTTCATTGTGCTTTCAGCATTTTTAATAGTTTTTTTAAATTTACTATCATCTAATGATAATGATGTAAATAGTTCTTTGACTTTTAAGGCCATTAATATCACCTCCTAAGATTTCCAAAGAGCATTCACTGCTCGTTCTGCTTCTTGTGGATTTTCTATTACTTCTTTTGTATTACTGAGTATTGAAAACCATATAGAATTAGGAGAAAGTCCTTTTAGTAGTACTAAGAACCTTCTCCAATTCATATTTTTAATATCTTTTACTAGATTAATATTATATTCTCTTTGAAAATCTGCTTCTATATAAGCCCAATGTTCTAAAAAATCTACTTTTTTCCACTATTATTAGTATCAGGTGTTGATTGACTTGCTACCCATTTCATAATTTCTGCAAGTTGATCCATTGAAAGACCTTTTTCACACCACTCCTCAACATTTTCTTCACCAAGCATTGATATAGCCATTTCCATTTGTTTTTCTTCTGGTAAGACAGATAATCCGTCTTTGTAAGCTTTAAATGTATCTAGCATTATTTTTGCTGGAATTTCTCTAGGTAGATTATATTCTTTATTAAAGAGTTTAATTGTTACAGCTGGTTTTTCTTCTACTTCATTAAAAAAGTCATCAAAGTCTTTATATTTATTGCTCATTTCATTTGCCTCCTATATTAAGCAGTTGTAACTTGTCCTGATACTGTAAGTTCACAGCTCCAACCCGTTGGATCATCATTTCCGCCACCAATTGATGTTACAGCAGCAGAAGCTGAAAATGTTCTTACAGTACCTCCTGGTGATGTTAGCTTGAATTTACCTAAGCTATCATGTCCCATTTTTTCTGATAATAAATCAACTGCTTTTTGCCCTTCGTCTCTAGTTCCATCGGAAGGATCTTCTAGATAAAATCCTTCTATAGTTAATGTTTTTGTTCTTGATGCTACTAAATGTTCAGTCCATCCATCGTTATCAAAAGTAGTTGTATCTGCATCATTTTTTTCACTAGCAAATGTTAGTGATGTTATTCCTTTTACCTCTTTGTATGTATCCTTTGTAGTTTCTATTTCTAATGACCAATCTCTTGCTAAAACTTTTACCATTTTAATTCCTCCTTGTTATTTAATTAATTTTTGTATTCAATGAAAAAATTAAGAGAAAACTTATGTTTCCCCTCTTCACATGTTCCTATATGTGCTATTCCATATTTTGATGGTAAGCATTTTACTACATATTTACCTTTTGGTATTAACAAGCCTTTTAACCCAATAAGGGAAGAGTATACTTGTTTTGCAAAATCTCTAGATTCTATTGATTTATCTGTTCCTGTTATAATAACTTCAAAGCCATCAGTTACATAGTTTAGTTTAGAATCTGATTTTAATCCATGTCTATCAAAAAGACTTATGGATTTATTTTTTTTTGGTATTTTATTAATGAATATAGTTCCATCTACCTCATTTTCATTATATATACCAATATTTTGATTATGTAAATACTTTGCAATTTGTTCTAAGATGATGCATCACTCCTTACGTATTTCAATACTTGTTATCTTAACGTTATATTGTTTATTATTTTGTTTTAGTTGTTTTTTTGCTTCTTTAAGTTGGTTACATCTTTTATTAAAAACGTTTTTTGGAATATAATATTTGGGTAATTCTTTTTGTATGTCATTTACAATATTATCAATATATTTAACTTCATAATTTTCTAATATGTTAATTAACCATTTCATAAAAAGCCTCCAATTATTTTTATACTGCTTGTCCAGTTAAGTTGTTTTATTCTCTTTTTGAGATAGGTCTAGTTATACTCTAGATAGAGTAAATGTTAAATTTATTATTTATTGTTTTTTTCATTCATTCTATATAGCATTGTCCATATTTCTTCTCTTGTGGCTATATCTTTTGGTCTTTGACCATCACTTATATTATTGTCTATTACCCATTGCTGAGGAGTTTTAGACCATTTTGATACTGTTTGATTTTTAACCTTATCTTGATTTTCTTTTTTATTTCCATATAGTTCATTGTATTTATTAATAATGTCTTTTTTCATATCATCATATGTTTTACCTATGTACTGTAATCCATTATTAGGGTCACTTCTTCTTGCTGGATCAAGTTCAAAATGACCAACTCTTTTAGTGGGATTTACGTTATGATGTTTTGC